AAGCCAATCGCAAGAATGCGCGCTACAAGCGCTCGATCACGATGCCCGCTTACACGAACACCATCGCTGCTCGCCCTTGGCTTGGCGTCAGTCGCGAGGATGAGAAAGAGTTGCTGGATATCGCTCAAGATCACGTGAGCGGCGCCTTCGAGTGATCGTCGCGTGGGAGGCGCTCTGCGCGCTCCTATAGGCGCGCTGCCACACTCGGGCGTCACCCATGCCCTCTTGGTGTCTGACACGCCTCTGCGGCCGATACTGGCATCTGTTTCCACGTAGGACGATCAACGCACGCGCAACGCGCATCAGTGGTTGAAGTTCCCTGCAGCGCACCGTCCCAAGACGTGAGACGGTACTGCGGGAAAAAGGAGGGCATGAGCCAGTCCGCTGCCGCCCTCGAAAGTTGGAAACCAGTTTCAAAGACAGCGACCTCTGGCGCGGGAAAACTGGCGGCATGAACCAGCCCGCCGCCAACCTGCAGATCTTCAAAGCCGGCACGCATGTTGCCGAAGACGGCCGCACGCTGACGTTCAGCGACGCGGATGTGCAGCAGATCGCCGACAGCTACGATCCGGCGTTGCACGAAGCGCCCATCGTGGTGGGCCATCCCAAGACCGACGATCCGGCCTATGGCTGGGGCAAAGCGCTTCAGGCCAAGGACGGCCTCCTGATGGCCGAACCGCACCAGGTTGATCCTGCCTTCGCGGAGCTGGCCAACAGCGGCCGCTTCAAGAAGATCAGCGCCTCAATCTTCATGCCCGATTCGCCGGGAAACCCGACGCCGGGCAAGTACTACCTGCGCCACATTGGCTTCCTGGGCGCGCAGCCGCCGGCCGTGAAGGGGCTCAAGTCGGCCTCTTTCGCCGACGGCGATGACGCCGCCTGCTTCGCCATGTCGTTGGCCCCGCTGGGCTGGACGCTGACGGATCTGTTCCGTCGCTTCCGCGACTGGCTGATTGATACCCAGGGCCTGGATACGGCTGACCAGGTCATTCCGGACTGGCAGATCCGCGGCATCGAGAGCAGCACACGAGATGACGACAACTCGCGCACGTCGGCCCTCTTCGCGTCGCCATTGCTCACCCAGTTCCCCCGCAGCGCCCTAGATGCGCCCGCGCCCGTCCAGGCAACGCCTCCCACTCGTGAACAGGTCAAATCGGAGATCGACCCCATGTCCCAGCAGCACAACGCCGAGCACGCGCAGCGTCAGCAGCAGCTCGACCAGCAGGCTTCCACCCTGGATGCTCGCGAGAAGGCCCTCGCCGCCCGTGAACAGGCCGCGCGACGCGAAGACGCAGTGGCGTTCGCCGAAGGCCTGGTGAAAGAAGGCAAGTTGCTGCCGCGCCAGCAGCCGGCCGTGGTGGAACTGCTGTTGGCTCAGCCCAATGGCAAGGAGCCGCTGAACTTCGCGGAGGGTGAAACGACGGTGTCAAAGCCGGCCGAATCGGTGCTGCGCGAACTGCTCACCAGTCTGCCCAAGGCGGTGGACTTCAGTGAGAAGTCAGGTGGCGACGCGCCCAACGCAGCTGTGAACTTCGCAGCGCCCGCAGGAGTGCATGTGGACGCTGGCCGCGCGGATCTCTTCAACAAGGCCAAGACCTATCAGCAGCAGCACCCCGGCACGTCCTGGGCGGCTGCAGTCGCCGCGGTCGGCGGCTGACCTTCCCATCCAGGAGCCCACCATGTCCCAGAACACCGCTCTGCTTACGCTGTCCGTGCTGGCCACGGCAGCCCTTACCAACAACCGCTTCGTATCGCCGACCGGCGGCGTAGCAGCTGCCGGCGGCAACAGCTACGGGGTTACGCGCTCCGATGCCGCGGTCGGGCAGCTGGCTCCGGTTGACGTCCTGGGAACCACCCAGGTCACCGCTGGTGGCGCGATCGCAGCTGGCGCCTCTATCCAGGTGGGCGCAGATGGCAAGGCCATCACCGCCGACGCAGGCAAGGTCGTGGCCCGCGCGGCACCTGGTGCCAAGGCCGCCGCCGACGGCGACGTGCTCGAAGTGATCCTCATCCCGAACTGACCGGCAAGCGCCGCAGGAGATTTACATGTCCGCACAGATGACCCCCGGCCAGGTTCGCGTCGCTGACCCGATCCTCTCCGAACACGCCCGTGGCTACCGCCAAGCGCAGCTCGTGGCCACCGCGCTGTTCCCGTTCGCTGACGTCGCCGCCTATGGCGGCCAGGTGATCGAGTTCGGCAAGGAATCCTTCAAGATCTACAACGCAAAGCGCGCTCCGGGTGCCAACACCAAGCGCATTCGCTTCGGCTATGAGGGCAAGCCGTACGCCATTGTGCCGAGCGCACTGGAAGCGCCTGTGCCGCGTGAACATATGCGAGATGCGAGCCAGGTGCCGGGCATCAACCTGAGCACCCGCGCCGTGAATACCGTGCTGCGCTCGCTGCTGCTGGAATATGAGGTGGACAGCGCCAAGATCGCCACCACTGCTGCCAACTACGACAACGACCACAAGGTCACGCTGGCTGGCAACAACGTGTGGTCCAACGCCGATTCCAATCCGGCGCAGGACGTCGAAACCGGCAAGGAAGCGGTGCGTGACAGCATCGGCCTGTATCCCAACACCATGCTGTTGTCAGCGAAGTCGTTCAAGCAGCTCAAGCAGCATCCGAAGCTGATCGATCGCTCGGCCAGCACCGGCATTCGCAAGGTGACCCTGGATCTGCTCAAGCAGGTCTTCGAGATCGACAACATCGTGGTCGGTGGTGGCGTCGTGGCTGGCGATGACGGTGCCTTCGGTGACGTCTGGGGTACGTCGGCAGTTCTGGCCTACGTCAGTCCGGGTGCCGACGTGAATGCCAATGTGGAAGAGCCGAGCTACGGCTACGGCTATCGCATCGAAGGCATGCCGCTGGTCGAACTTCCCTACTGGGACAACAGCGCCAAGAGCTGGATCTACGGCGTCAGCAACGATGCCACCCCGGTTCTGGCCGGTATGGCTGCCGGCTATCTGATTCAGGGCGCCGGCCTGTAATACACCGCCAGCGACAGGACGTCGCCGGATTGGCTTCCGTTCATCCGTACAACCCAGCGAGCGGCAGCACCAGGCGAACGCGGGACCTGGCCGTGCGAAGCACAGCAAAACCATGCGTGACAGCCGGAGAGCACGGCACCACACCTATTCGGAGATCTCGTCGTGGCCAAGCCCCGCACCGCACCGCCCAGCGCACCCAAGACCGTCCAGGACGACAAGCCGGCCGATGCGCCGGCGGTCACGGAAGAGAAGGCGGCCGACGCGTCGCCGGCAAAGGACGGTTCGGTGCCGGTGGAAGGCGGCGGCGAACCAGAGTCCGCCTCTTCGGCCGTCTCCGCAGCCAATGGAGCCGCAGTGGACCAGCCGCAGGACGATCAGGCAGTGGCTGATCAGGACGTCGGCAACGGAGCGGAAGCGTCTGCGCCTGATGCTGCGTCTCTCGATGCTGCTGCGCCTGCTACCGCCACAGCTGGTGACGATGATGCGCCGAGCACCTGGTGCTTCGAAGTACTCAGCCCGTTCAAGCACAACGGCGTGGTCATCAAGCCGCCGGCATGGATCGAGATGACCTGGGACGAGGCCGAGGACTACCAGGAAGCCGGCGTTCTCGGTGACGAACCGGCCACCCCGGCAGAGCTGGAGTAATTGGCGGCCATGTCGTATTGCACGCTCGCCCTGCTGTCGGCGGCCAAGCTCGCCCAGGAACTGGCGCAGGTGGCCACGCCGGAGCGCTACCCGATCGTGGACGATGCGCTGATGGATGCCACGCTGCTCGGCGGCGATCGCAGCGCCTTCGACCCAGCCGACGTGGCGATCGCCGATGAGGCGGCCGCACACGTGCAGCGCGCCCTGGACGACGCCGATGGCGTAATCAACGGCTACCTGGTCATGCGCAAACCCAAGCCCTATCCGGTGCCGCTGCCGGCGCCGGTACCAGGCATTGTGTCCACCTGGGGGCGATGGATTGCGCGCTACCTGCTGCACAAGGATCGGGTCAACACCGAGGAGCGCACCGATCCGGTGGTGCGCGACTACAAGGAAGCGCTTTCCTTCCTGGAGAAGGTGCGCAAGGGCGAGTTCAGCCTTGGCGAGGACGATCCGCTGCCGGCGCCGAGCGGTGGCGCCCCCGAGGTCTGTGCGCCGCCGCGGGAGTTCAGTCATCGAACCCTGCAGGACTACGGCCGGTGAGCACACAGCCCTTCGACACTGGCCTGGTGCGCGATCGCATCCGCCAGGGCGTCAGCGACAAGGAACTGCGTCAGGTGCAGGGCAGCGCCGACTACGCCGCTGTCCAGGCGCTGCGCGACTTCCCTGCACCGTGCTGCTACGTGCTGCTGGCCCGCGAGATGCCGTTGGAAACCAAGACCGGTGCCTCGATACCCGGCCAGCAGACGCGCCTGGCGCAGTTGGTCGAAGTGAACTTTGCGGTGGTGACCGTGTGCCGCAACTACCGCGAACAGCGCGGCGCCCAGGTGATCGATGAGCTCCGGATCCTGCTGGGCAAGGTTCGCCAACCACTGCTGGGCTGGACGCCGCCCATTGCCGGTGGCCGTGCCTGCCAGCTCATCGAGGGCAACCTGGAGGACTACGACGCCGCTACCGCCCTGTGGGTCGACGTATGGAAGACCCAAGCCCTTCTTCAACCTGAGATCCCGCGATGACCACCCAGAAATACACGATCAAGAAGCCGGGCCTGACACTGTCGCGCAAGCCCGTTGCCGCCGGCGAAACAGTCGAGGTTCCCGCCGGCCTTGTGCCCTGGGCAGTCGAACGCGGCTTCATCGACGCCCCCGAGACTGATTCTTCCCCCAACACGTCGCGCAAGGCCAGTGGCCAGCCGACCACTGCCAGCGCCCAGGAGGCGAAGTAAGCCATGTCCGAGACCGAATATTTCTCCCTGCAGGGACGTGTGTACCTGGGCCTGCGCAATCCCGACGGCAGCCGCGCACCAGCGCGCTGGGCGTACGACGCCAGCGTCCTGGAGCTGACCATGTCCAGCACCCGTGAAACCAAGAAGGAGAGCTGGTCGGGTGTGCGCGGTGTGGGCGCTACCATGACCACCGAGCGCAACCTCGGCGTCAATCTGACCCTGGGTCAGCTGAACACCGATCACCTGGCGCTGGCCACCGACGGCACCCGCATGGAGCTGGCTGCCGGCTCAGCGGCCAACGAGGCCATTGGCACGGTCAAGCCGGGTGACGTGGTCGCACTGGAGTATGCGGCGATCAGCGCGCTGGTACTGGAAGGGGGCACCCCGGCCGCGCCGCTGGTGCTGGACACTGACTACACCGTCAACCTGACCACCGGCATCATCACTTTCCTCACGGCCAAGACGGCGGTGGTGGCCAAGACGTACCAGTACGCTGCGCACAGCCTGGTAAAGGTCTTTGAAAGCACCAAGTCCGAGTACTACGTGCTCTTCGACGGCGTCAACAGCGTTGACGGCACCACGATGCGCTTCCGCGGCGAGGTGCACCGCGTCACCTTCCCGGCGTCGGAAACGCTGTCGCTGATCAATGACACCTTCGGTGAGATTGCGCTCACCGGCGAGGCCAAGATCGACCCGGTACGACAGGCCGATCCGCGTTTCGGCCTGTATGCCCGTGCCCTGCTGGTGGATGCCGCCTGATGGCCAAGGTGATCGGCAATGTCGGTCAGCAGTCCTCCGGATCCGGTACTACGGATCCGGGGGCCGTAGCCGGTGAGCTGGACGTGCTGGCCGGACAGCAGCAGGGGCAGCTCGGCGGAAAGACCATCACAGTGCGCGAGTACGGCTTCTTTGAGGCCGCTCGCATTCTGCAGACCGCGGCACCACTGGTTGGGGACCTGCAGCCGCTGTTCGAAGGCGCCGATCCGCCTTCCATGCTGCAGGTGATGGACGCTCTTATGTCCCACCCAGATCTGATCCGGCATCTACTGGCATGCTCGATCGCAGCGCCTCCGGCTGATGCCAAGGACCACGCAGCCGAGGTGCGGGAGCAGGAAGCGTGGCTGGAGACGCTCAACGAAACCGACGGCGAACAGATGCTGCTGTTGTGGTGGCAGGCCAATAGCAGTTTTTTTCTCCGCCGCCTGCTCCGAAACGCCGTCAGTCAAAAGGCACTCCCGTCGGTTATGGACGCGTCTTCACCGACCTGATCAACGCTGGCTACGGCCGCAGCTTTGGCGATATCGGTCGCATGACCAAGCGCCAGATATCCCTCGCCTGGGAGCACGTCCAGGCTCAGCAACGGCGGGCACGGCGGGAGCGCATTACCGACGCCAACGCTGCGTATGCCGGCGGTAATTCGATGACCACCTTGCTGAAGGATCTGAAATAACAATGGCTTCCTCGCGCAACCTCGAACTGGCGATGCGTATCGCCCTGGACATCGAGCAGGTGCGCCAGGCGCTGCCAGTGGTCCAGAAGGGGCTCGCCTCGGTCAAGGGCGCCGGCCAGGATGCCGGCGCCGGCCTGGGCGACGTCACGAAAGAGGCGAAGAAGGCCGCTGATGCCTTGGATCGGGCCGCCCGCAGCAGCGCCGCCTCGGGCAGCCAAATGGAGGATGCTGGCCAGAAGGCGGCCGCCGGCGCGGCGGGCATGGCCACGGCAGGAGAATCAGCCAAGGCCATGTCGGCGGATGTGGCCACCGCCGCAGATCGCGTCCGAACGTCCGGCGCGGCGGTTCAGAAAACAGTGGCCGATGAGATCCGCCTCATCTCCGAGCTCGATGCACGTCTGGAGCGCGGCGCGGCGAGCATGTCCGATCTGGCCGACACCGAGGCGATGCTTGATCGGGTGATGGCGCGCAGCCTGATCACTACCGAGGACTACAACAGCGCGCTCAAGGCGCTGGATAAGCAGGAAGCAGGCCTGGCTCGTTCGGAGCAACAGCGCCAGCGTGCTGTTGAGGGCGCCCTGGGGCGCTATGACAGTGCATCGGTAAAGCTGCAGAAGCTGGAACGGGACGAGCAGGAGCTCAAGGCGGCGGTGGATGCCGGCCGCATCAGCCGCGAGCAGTACAACCGTGCCCTCGCGGGCATTAATGTCCAACGCAACGCCGTCAAGGTTGCCGAAGCGAACAGCCGCAGCCTGGGCGCCGGGGCGATCTCGGCCGGCCAGTACCAGATGGCCATGCGCCAACTGCCGGCGCAGATCACCGATATCACCACCAGCATCGTCAGCGGCATGCCGATCTGGATGGTGGCCATTCAACAGGGTGGCCAACTGAAGGATTCCTTCGGCGGCGTGGTCCCGGCCGCGCGCGCGCTCACCAGTGCGCTCAATCCCGCGGTGGTCGCCCTGGGCGGTGTGGCCGCCGGACTGGGTGTTGTTGGCTTTGCCGCGCTGCAGGGCTACAAGCAGCTGCGAGCCTTCGACGCCGCTGTGATCTCGACCGGCCATTCACTTGGTGTGTCCAGTGGACAGCTCTATGCCCAAGCGAATGCCGTCGGTGCGGTCACTGGCGAATACTCAGATGCAACGGCGGCTGCGCAGCAACTTGCGGCCAGCGGGAAGCTGACGGCCAACACGCTATCCACTGCAATCAGTGTCGCAGTCAACCTGGCCAAGCTCACAGGTGAGTCGATCGAAGGCACCACCGCAAAGGTGGTGGAGGTGTCCAAGGCCCCATCGGCTACGTTGGCCAAGCTCAATGAGCAGTACCACTTCCTCACCGCAGCGGTGTACGAACAAGTTCGAGCGCTCGAGGACCAGGGTAAGGCGACCGATGCCGCCAAGGCCGCGCTCGAGGCGATTGCCAATGTCAGTGACCAGCGCGTCAAAGAAATGGAGTCGCGGGCGGGCTATCTGGAGCAGGCATGGGATGCAGTGGCCCGTACGCTCAAGAGGGTCTGGCAAGGGCTGAAGGACATCGGCCGCACCGACTCCGAGGCGATGCTCCGCGCGGAGACCGCGGCGATGCGCGGTACGACCGAGCAGCTGCAGCAGGCGCTGAGGAACGGCAATGCCCCGGCAATCGGCTACTACTACGACCAGCAGATCAAGCAGATCGACCGGCTCCGCAAAGCGCGGGCCGCCTATGATCGTGACGTCAATGCCGCCGAGAGTGCCGGCCAGGCCCAGCGGGTCCAGGATGCCGGCGTCGAAGCCGCCAAAGCGATCGCCTCAGGTCTCGAAGAGGGTGCCAGCAAGGCGGAGAAGCTGAAGAAGGCGACTGAAGAGGTTGCCAAGCAGTTCCGCGAGTTGCGCAAGGCCAATCCAGGAAGCGACCTCCTCAAGGGTGTCAGCTTCGGCGACGACGGTAGCGTCAGCGGCGGCGCCTATGACAAACGGGTCGCCCAGCTGCAGGAGAAGTTCAAAGAGCGTACTCGAAAGGCGCCGAAGACCGAGAGCCAGAAAGATGAGTCCGCGGCGCAGCGGGAGCTGGAGCGACTCAAGCAGCAGATCGACCTGGTCGGAACCCTTGATGAGACTCGCAAGAAGGCAACTGAAACCGCCCGCATCCAGGCGGCCATCGCAGAGGGCAATTTCCAGAACGCTTCGGCGAAGACCAAGCAGGAGCTGCTGGACGAAGCCAAGAAGCTGGATCTGGCCAACCTCAGGGTCGAAGCCGACCGCAAGATGCTGGATATACGTGATCGCATTGCGGCCTTGCAAGGACGCGGTCCCGACGCAGAGCTGGCCAAGACCACGCGCGAGCTGACGAAGCTGAAGGAAGAGCTCGAGGCCGCGGGACGTGCTGCGGATGCTGCAGATGTTGCCAAGCTTCTCAATCTGAGCAAGGCCAGCACTGATCTGAAGAACCTTCAGGAAACCTACAACCAGGTCATGGCCGGCATCGCGCTGGGCCAGCAAAGAATCCAAGTGGAGCTGGAAGCAGGCCTGATCACGCAAGCGGACGCACAGCAACGCGTGGTTGACCTGTATCAGAAGCAGAGCTCGACCTTGCGCGACCTTGTTCCACAGATGCGTGCAGCAGCAATAGCCCTGGGGACGCCGGAGGCAATCGCCGCAGTCGATCAGATCGACCTGAAGCTGAAAGAAATGGTTCAGACCACGAACCTGCTTCAGCAAACCGTTAGGACGACGCTTCAGAACGGCTTCAAAGAAGCCTTTATGTCGCTGGCAAATGGAAGCGCCTCGTTAACTGACGCGGTGCGCGGATTCTTCTTGTCGGTTTCCAGCGGCTTGGCCGAGTTCGTGGCCGATCAGTGGTCGCAGGCGTTGGCCAATCGAATCACGTCGTTGGTGTTCGACAAGGGGGTCGATGCCGGGACTGACGCGGCCGCCGCTGCCGCGACTCAGGCTTCAGCAGCAGCTCTGTCGACTGCCGCTGCGGGCGTGACCGCCGGCGCCACGGCAGTAGCCACCAGTGCAACCGCGCTAAGCACCTCGGGCGCGGGCTTGATCACTGGGGCATCTGCAGTGACGGCGGCCGCCATCCAGATGCAGGCTGCGGCACAGGCAATGGCCGCTGCGTCGGCCGTGAGAGCGGCCGCCAGCTATGCGGTAGGCGGTTACACCGGCCCTGGCAGCAAGTATCAGGAGGCCGGTACGGTCCACGCGGGTGAATTCGTCCATCGTCAGGAAGTAGTACGCCAGCCTGGCGCCCTGGCATTCCTCTACGACTTCAATCGGGTGGGTATGGCCGCGCTTGAGCGTTGGCGTGGCTATGCCGACGGAGGGCATGTGGCAGCGCTGCCCACGCTGCAGCGGTCCCCCGTGTTCACCAGCGCAGCTTCGGTGCCGCCGAGCACTGCCACGAAGCTGGGCTTGCGCGTCATCAACCAGGTATCGCCGGACCTGCTCGATCAGTATCTGGACGATCCAGGCAGCGACACAACCGTCATCAACAAGATCAGCCGCAACGCTGCGGCCGTTCGCCAAGTATTGGGACTCTGAGCATGGCCTGGGTAACCGACACCGCCGCCAACATCACCGACCTCATGGCCCGCCTGCGGAAC